ATTTCTTATACGTTATTAAAACGCAAACTTACATTTCCGGAGACGTATCAATAGTCTCTGTACTCCTCTTGGCGAGGATGGCCTCTACAGACTGAGAACCTGCTTGACCTCTAAAATTACGAATTGGATATTTTATTGTTTCAGTATAATGATTTCTTCCAGAATTTATTGCTTTTATTGCTGAAGTATTAAATCCAAAATATTGAGCAATTTCTGAACAAGTGCAAGTTGAATATTTTAATAAATAACAAATTTGTTCAAAAGTTTCTTCGTTGCAATGGTATTTACTGGTTTTAATAATTGGATATTCTAATCCAGGTCTGCGATGAGTTACGCCACGATTGATAGAAGTTATTAACTGCTGATTTACATTATATTTGTTTTCAATCTCTTTTTGAGTATATTTATGAGAAAATAAATCATCAATAATTTTATCTATTAATTCTTGTGAAAAAACTGAATTATGATGTTCTTCACCATATTTGTGCGGTGGTTCTTCTCCTCCGGCCATAATATTATATCCATTTGGCACTAAAGAATTATAATATTTTATATAATATTTTTCTTTTTCATTATAATCTTCATACCAACCAATAACTTCAAATGTAAAATTTTCTATACCAACCTCTCTTAAAGCATCGTGAATAGCAGATTTTCCTTTATCTTCGGCACTCATTGCTTGCCATTTGTGCTTTTTAAATCGTTCAGTTGGATTATTGGTTTGTCCAATATAACATTTGTTATTTAATTTATTCGTAATTTTATAAATCGCTTTCAAGCTAATTCTCCTTCCACGAGATTGGCGTGCCCATAATTAGGTTTAGCTTTCCTCGTTAGCACGTTTTTACTTCGTACCCCTACCGATTCGTAGGCAAATAAGTTATCGGGCATTTTAAGTTTACCCTAAATCTTCAATATTACTCTTTAAACGGCAACAATTACTAAGACTTGTAACGCTATCGTCAATAAAGATATTACTGTCGTTCCATTTCATATTATGCGCAACACACCACTTAGCAAATTCTTCATCTTGGAACTTGCCTTCTTGGCGCAGTAAACTCATTGAAAGGACTGGGAATGTAAACATATTCTTCTGGCGGATTTCGGCAACTGTTTCCAGAAATACTTTTTGGAACTCTTGGATTTCTTCAAGACTATCAATCATAAAATCGCCATTGGGAAATTCGGCACCGCCAAATAACGCTTCAAGATAAGGATAGTCAAAAATTGAAACGTTAGTGAAAGCCGACTGCATACCATCTCTTACATATGGTTGGTTAACCGCATAAATAAATCTCTGAATTTGCTGACGTGCATAATAATCCGGAGACTTGGTGGCATACCCATTATTGCAATCCTTTTTCCAAAAGTAATACATATAAGGGATTAGGTTAGGGAGCCCCACTGCGCCGCTTGATCTGTTAGATGCGAACGAGATATATTCTTTTACAAAATCTACAAACGTAGATAAGTGCTGTGGTGGCTCGGCATTGAAGTTATTAAGGAAGAATAATCCTCTCTCTGCCAGGTCTTTTAAGTCATAAGCAAAGCAATAATGAACGAAAGTGGAAGTATCAGCATCGTGTAAATATAATGATCTATTCCATTCCTTTTCAAACCATTCATTAGCGGTTTTAAAGCCATATGCTTTGTTTAATTCATAATATATTTTATTATAAGCCAGTAATTTTCTATGGGGTTTTGGCATTTCATTCATTAAGGTTCTCATATCTTTTGAACCAACATTGGCATTCCCATCAATACTGGCGTCTGCTACAGTTTCAGTATCTATAAAATTATCAATAAAGTCTGTATAACTTAACTGCGCATCGCTAAGGCCGTTAAGTTTAGCAAACTCTTCACCATATTTTTCTTGTAATTTATTAAATTGAGTAGTAAAATTTTTATTTAATCTAACAATAATTTCAGCCATTCTGATGCCCCTTTAACCAGTGTATTGCTTCATTAAAGTTCATCATTTTGCCGCCATCTACTGTCATGCCAGGAGCAGTTTTCATCCCCAATTCTGTCATAACATCTACATCAGTCTATTCATTATATGAAAAACCGGCTTGATCCAATTTTGCTTTTAAAACTTTACAGCGGGGGCAACCCGTGCTATAAACTACAATATCGTGCATAATCCTATAAACTCCTTTATAATTGAGGGCGGCCGGTTGTCATTCAACCAAAATCATTTTTTTATCCACCCTCAACTATATATTAAAATCATAATTAATTAATTATTAATGTTTGTCCATATAAAATGAGGTTTTAATTCTATTAATATACCAAATGGCCTTATCCAAATCCTCAATGCCATTCTTTTCTTTCCAGCGCCATAGATACTTCAGCGCGTTGCCTGTGCAAAATGCTTCTTCGCCAGTAAGATTAGCAGTTGCAGCCTTAATGGCATCAATACACTCAATGCCGCCCTGATTATAATGGGAAGGGTGATTAACGGCTGTCCCGCGCTGTATTTCCTCTTTTTTCACAACGCTTTTAGTTTTAAAATCGGCATTAATATCATCGTGTTCCATACTTCTATGCACAGCCTCATTTTCCTCTTCATATTTATTAGTCGGCGTCCAATTTTCATCATACATCATCATTCGTCTTCTTCATCTCCTTGCGTTCTTTCACTCTTTAAAACCAAATCACCATTATCTGATATACTTTCAATCTTATATAACATATGACCTGGCGTAGAACTATATTTTTTAGGAACAAAATTATCTTCACTTCTAATACCTTGAACGATAATCATACTCCCTCTATTAAACCAAGATTTCTCAACAATCTTTTTACTTCCGTCTGGTTGTCTTTGAGAAATCTGCTTATCAAATAAACTAAAATATTCTTTTCTAAATTTAACCGTAACAACACCATCAACTGTTAAAAGCGTAACTGTTGCCCGGTTTTTGTCTTTCGCAATACAAGTTCCGCAAATCTTATATAATTCAAATAAATTAATTTCCTTGCCGCCGCGCGTAAATGTCTTTGCTACTTTTGGATTTTCTGATAATTCATAAAAATTAGACAATCCATATTTTTTCATATTTACATTTTTTAACTCGTGATCATGATAATAAAAACATAATGTTTCCATTTCCCACGAAGATAAATTACCGGTAGCATATTTTTCCCATTCTTCGCTAAATATTCTATAATTTAACGCATTTAGAATATTAATTTTATCTCCGGCAATCCAATTTCTAAATATATCCATCCATTTTTGATAAACTTTATCCCAAGATTTAATATTTAAACTCGGATTTCCGCCGACAAATTCAATTAAATTATCATAAGACATCACTTGAAGAAAATTAATTGCTCTTTCACTTAACTTATAATGTGTTGTGCTTCCTTTGCACTCCGCTTTAAGATATTTATTAAAGTTATAAACACCTTTTGCCAATCGCATATTATTTTCTTCTGTTGGAACTAAATCATATTTAAATAAACTTGGAAGATTTTGTAAAGTTAATCTACTCTTTTTATCACAAGTGCTCCATAAATAATTCTTCATACACTGCATTCTATCAATTAATGAGTCAAATGCACCGCCCTTAATTAATGAAACCATTGCACTTTTATTTAATTTAACTCTATTCACAAAATCTTCAAAAGAACTATATGGACGATTTTCAATAATTGTTTTAATTAAATCATCGCCAACATTTACTAAACTCTTAAAACCGCAAAAAATTGAATTAGTTTCAATATCTGGAACAAATCCAACCTGCGACTTATTAATATCCGGCAAATGAATTTCAATACCTTCTGACCTCATCTTACCAATTGCCGCGGCAATTTTATCATAATTCGTTCCATCGCCCTCGGCACCACTATCAGTAATCAGACAGGCCGTATTCCACAAAATAATCGGATACTTATAACACAAATTCATTTCTTGAAGAGCAATTAATGAATAAGCCAAAGTATGAGATTGATTAAATCCATAACCCTTACTCATAGAAATTAATACATCCCACACATAATGTGCGAAGTTCTGATTAATCCCTTTCTGTTTTGTCACTTCAAAAAATTCATTTGCTAACTTATCAAACTCCGCTGGGTT